TTTTGTCCTTCGACAAAAAGTTTACCGTCTTGTGTGTAGACATTTACTTCTTCCTTCTTAAATCCTGCGAGTGCTAACTCAAGCCTGGATTCTACATTACTGACCTGAATTAGATTGTATGGTGGATAGTTACTCTGCGTCTCATGAAGCGTCTGAAGACGATCAAAGTAATCTTCCATACCTATACTGTATTTATTTATACGATCTAACAGAGCAGGAATGTCTGCACTATGAAATTTCATTAAGTTAGTCATTTGACTTCTCCTTAAAAAGCGAGTTTGTGTTGTGTGGACCCGTTCGGCATCCACTACTATTTAATAATAAAGTCATAAAAAAAGGAAGGGGGAAAACCCTTCCTTTTTGTTCGGTTATCAGACAGTTGTCTTTGCAACTTCATCGGCACGCATACGGATATCAGTATCTGCCGACTTCATGTAAGAAATATAAGCATCAGAACTATAACCAATAGCATGATTATGAGTTTCTGGAAGAGTTGCTTTTAATACTTTTTCACAGTACTCATTGTAGAGAGAAATAAATCGGGAGACATGAACTTCTGCACCCTTAAACTTACCATTACCAGCAGTAATAGATGCTTGGGTAATGTCATTCAAAAAATCCATACTCTTGTCACTACGGTAATGAAAAATATGGTTCATCATGGAATCGAAAGAATCACAGTTATTCAGTTCATCGATCTTATCAATGGCAGTTTTAAAGGTTTTTAAGAAAACTGTACCAGCATAAGCAGCGTTTCCACCAACTACGTCTTCACAATTGTTCTGAGTGAAAGATTTCAGATACTTAGTGCAGGCAGTATCATCATGTGCCCTTGCTTTGGCAATATAATTATGAGAAGTAGTTTTAAACTTTGCTAGAGGGTTTGTCTCTGCAATACCAATCGAGAACTGCTCAAGATAATTGTAGAGATTAACTGCGTCGGTTTCTTTAGCAAAATAAGAAGATGTGAACTTATGCTCCTGGCTTTGAGAAGTCCGATCTTGTGCATCAATCGTATGATCAAGAGATTCAATACGAATCATCTCATCAAGATTATCTGTGGAGTGAACTGTGAGTTCAATCGCAACATAAACTTTACCATCACGACAGACAGCATATCGTTTAGTTACTCTATGATTACCCTTAGTAACAACTACTACATATTCCCAATAATCACCATTCCAAACTTTGCGTAGAAATCCAGATAAAATTCCAGCAGCTTTATGAGAAAAACCTGAACGCTTCTTCAGATTTTTTTTCACGTTACCATAGTGAAGTTTTGCTGTGCGATTATATTTGGGGTCGCTCCAACAACGATTAACTTCAACAAGAGCAACAAAAGTTTCTCCTGGTTGAGGACTATACTTTTCCATGTATTCGTCAAGAGTAAGTAGTCCTCTCACTGGACTATCAACACACCCAAGAACCGATAGAAAAGATTTGTATTCTTCAGTATTTTTCTTCTCGTATTGATCAACGAGATTAAGTAATGCCATGTTGTCTTCCTTTTGTATAAATGTAGGAATTGTGTGAGTGTTTGTCTTGTCTCACAGCAGTATTATAGCAATAAAAAAGCACCCCGTCAAGGGTGCTTGTAAGTTCCGACTTTTGAAGCGACCGCACGAAAGATCGCAAAATTATTTATTCGGTTTCTTCTACCTTCTTTTTCTTAGCACCAATATTATATTTGGTTTCTAAAATCCAATCTTGCTTGTCCTTATATGCAAGAACTTTGATTTGATTTAGTGGTGCAATATCAGTAATTTTACTTACATCAACAATACCAATAAGACCCCAATCAGCAAGAAGTTGAGCAATACGGTTACGACGCTGGACGTCATTTTGTGTGAGATTTGCATGTTTACCATCCAATGCAAATAGTTCTTTAAAGTGAACTAAAAAGTATCTACCTTGCTTGTGAAGAATATGGCAAGATTGATAGATTTTCTTTTCTTTTCTCGATGCTACCCCGATTCGTGTCAATGTTTCACGCACTTTCAAAAAGTCATCAGGTTCATTGAGAACCACTTCAACCATTTGTTCAGGCGACCACTTCACTTCAGGTTCTTGTACAACACTCATGCTTTTCCTCCAGTTTCAAATTTCGATTTAATGAATGCAAGTTGTTCTTTAGTGAGAATCCTCAAAGCTTGCTTTGCCTTTTCATTACTATAACCATAGTATTTTTTGACATAATCAAGATCTTTGATTTTATCTTGTCGGAGCCAGGGAGAGAACCTCTTCTTTTTCCTCAGACTATTTAGTAAAAATTCATATTGCAATTTCTTAGGCAAGAAGTTGTATTTGTTCATTTCATTGGCGAACATAATACAATCCAAATGCCCAGAAAGACATCGATTTACAATGTATGGAGGATATTCTTTTTCAAGTGAAGGATCTTCATCGATTAGATTCTTCTTTGTCTGATTGATACTGTTCAACCAATCCTTCAATTCCATAATTAAAAAGCACAAGTTCTTTACGTTCTTTTTGCTCTCGCATATACTCACCCACCGAACGCATGGTGTATGTGAGATCAAACTCTCCTACTTCCCATCCTTGGAAACGATCTTTGACCAATTGAGACGAATTGTAAGATATGAGTTGAGGACCAACAAACCGATCACAATCGGTAGCAAAATCATCGTGGTCGAATCGTTTATGCATACTCCCTTTCCGTCCATAAAGGTTATCTCGTATGTCGTAGGGGGGATCAAGGTATGTGAAGACATCTTTGCTATCAGTGAGGAGTCCTTCATAAGACCAGTTAGTAATTTTCCAGTTTTTAATTAGTTGCGTGTATCCTGGGAGTTTTTCAATTCCTCGCATTGAGAAGTTGGAGTCTGATGCTTGGGCGCTGAATGACGATGATTCAGTGAGCCCACTAAAGCTGCACTTGTTAACAACGTAAAAAGCAGTAGCGCGAAATAGATCCGACTCATTGTAGTCATTTACAGTATCCTTTGCTTCTAAAAATAAACCTTTTGCGGATCCACGGTCGGGATACCTAGACTTCAGTTCTTGAAGTCTTTTATACATTTTATATCCATCTCGTGGATCTTGTAGAACTCTCCAAAAATTGTAGAGTGGTTCATAAAGATCATTAACCCAAATTTCTAGATTTGGATACTTCTTGGTAATGTGAAGTGCAACACTACCACCACCAAGGAATGGTTCACGATATTCCTTGTAATCACGAAGATCAGGAATATATTGATCTAGTTTGACGCACGCACGGGATTTACCCCCTGGGTAGCGTAATGGAGTTTTCAGGGACTTCATAATCAGGTTGGTTATACTTCAAATATTCCCAAAAGGTTAGTTTCATTTCCTTATGGGTCATACCACAATGTTTTGCGGCAGCAGGTAGAGTCATTTTAGCACGGAATAGTGCATCATTTGCTTCTGCAACATTCTGTGGTGTAGTCTTTACTCTTGGTTCAACTAGAGTTTTATAATCAATTTTGAGAAGACTCATAGCATATCTCCATAAGGTGTGTCATCCTTATGAAGAAGAACTCCATCAACCTTATCCATCAGGTCAAGTATACTTCCATGCATCAGACGGTATCCGTATCCAACATAAAGTTGTCCGAAAAATACTGTAAGTGCCATAAAAGCCCAGAAATAGTAATATGTTCTGGATTTTTTTTGTCTTGGGTATTTCATAATTAGATTACCAATTTTTTGCTATCTGGAGTAATTAGTTTACTGCCAAACATTTGATTGTATTTTTTAGATACATCCTCTTGAACTTCTGCAACGTATACAATGTGATTACGAGACATTGTAACTTCGGGTTTATCTGGATTGATCACAGTTGCCCATTGAGCAAATCCAACACCCTGAGCATTGGGAAGAACAACCAGACCATTTTTAACGGTGATAGTATCATCGGTTTCAGAGACAACCTCTGCGATGATTTCTTCACCAGTTACGATACGAATCAGTTTTACATCAATCATTTGAATTCACACTCCACCATAATTTCGGTTAAACAAGCAAGCATATTTATCTCTTGGTCCGCCACAAATGCTGCCTGATACTGATACTTAGCAAGAATGAGCACAGCAGCAGGAACAGTAGCGTTTGTAAGGGATGTGTAACAAGCATCGTAAATACGACGCAAAAGTACAGTAGTATCGTTGTCCAGATTAGAAACGATCCACTTACGAACCTCCGCAAAGTTCTTTTCCTTGAGGTTTTTAACAAGTTCATTTACAGCAACATCAGAGAACGTAGCAAGAATACCTGCATCAATTTTTCCACTAACCGAATAACGTTGAATCTCATTGAGAACACGACGCCAATCGGGAAAGTGTTTGTTAATAAGTT